GTCCATTCTTCACTATTCGTTGATACTACATTACCACTCTTATCTCTCACTTCATTACAATATCCACCCAATTCTTTAAAGTTGGACCCAACCAAGTTAGCGTTCCAACTATGGAATAGATCTGAGTTTATTGTTGTCGTACATGGTGCAGGACAATCTATTGGTGTAGGTGATGGAGTTGGTGAAGGTGTTGGACTTGGTGTTGGTGTAGGAGTAGGAGTAACTACGTCAATGTCCACATCAAAGTCACAATTTGGTGTAGGACTTGGTGTTGGTGTATTTGTTGGGCTTGGCGTAGGACTACTTGTTGGTGTAGGTGTAGGACTACTAGTTGGTGTAGGTGTTGGACTAGTTGTAGGGGTTGGTGTAGGAGTAACCACATCAATATCTATATCAAAATCACAATTTGGTGTAGGTGTAGGTGTTGGGGTATTAGTTGGACTTGGTGTAGGCGTGTTAGTTGGTGTACTTGTTGGGCTCGGCGTAGGCGTGTTAGTTGGACTCGGACTTGGCGTTGGTGTAGGAGTACTCGTTGGACTTGGTGTAGGGGTAGGTGTTACCACGTCAACATCTATGTCGAAATCACAATTAGGTGTTGGAGTTGGGGTTGGTGTGTTAGTAGGACTTGGTGTAGGTGTGTTAGTTGGAGTACTTGTTGGAGTACTTGTAGGTGTGTTAGTTGGGCTTGGGGAAGGTGTAGGTGTAGGTGTTACCACATCAACATCTATGTCAAAATCACAATTTGGAGTAGGTGATGGGGTAGGCGTGTTAGTTGGTGTATTAGTAGGTGTGTTAGTTGGGGTACTTGTTGGAGTACTTGTTGGGCTAGGTGTTGGAGTAGGTGTTACTACATCAACATCTATGTCGAAATCACAATTCGGCGTTGGTGTAGGTGTTGGGGTATTAGTAGGGCTTGGTGTTGGTGTGTTAGTTGATGTTGGTGTAGGAGTATTAGTCGGAGTACTTGTTGGTGTTGGAGTAACTAAATCCACATCAATATCGAAATCACAGTTCGGTGTTGGAGTCGGGGTAGGTGTACTACTTTCTGTAGGTGTTGGTGTTGAACTACTTGTTGGGCTAGGTGTTGGAGTTGGTGTAACTAAATCAACGTCAATATCAAAATCACAGTTTGGGGTACTCGTAGGTGTTGGTGTAGGAGTACTACTTTCTGTAGGTGTTGGAGTTGAACTACTTGTTGGGCTAGGTGTTGGAGTTGGTGTAACTAAATCCACATCTATATCAAAGTCACAATCTGGTGTAGGTGATGGGGTCGGTGTTGGGGTTGGGTTTGAGACATTCGTTGGTATCGGTTCTGTAGGGCTTGGTGTGGGTGTCACTAAATCCACATCTATGTCAAAATCACAATCTGGTGTAGGTGTTGGAGTTGGGGTTGATGTAGGTGGTATATTAGTACTTGTTGGTGTTGGAGTAACTAAATCCACGTCTATGTCAAAATCACAATCTGGTGTTGGGGTAGGTGTAGGTGTACTTGTTGGGCTAGGTGTTGGAGTAGGTGTAACTAAATCCACATCAATATCGAAATCACAATCGATAGTTGGAGTTGGAGTTGGACTACCTGTTGGAGTTGGAGTAGGTGTAGGTGTGGTTAGATCAACATCTATGTCAAAATCACAATCGATAGTTGGAGTTGGTGTAGGAGTACTCGTTGGACTTGGAGTAGGTGTAGGTGTGGTTAGATCAACATCTATGTCAAAATCACAATCTGGTGTTGGGGTAGGTGTAGGTGTACTTGTTGGGCTAGGTGTAGGGGTAGGTGTGGTTAGATCAACATCTATGTCAAAATCACAATTTGGAGTAGGTGATGGAGTTGGGGTAGGTGATGGAGTTATTAAATCAATGTCTATGTCAAAATCACAATTTGGGGTAGGTGATGGAGTAGGTGTGGGAGTTGGGGTTACGACATCAATATCAATATCAAAATCACAATCTGGTGTTGGTGTTGGTGTAGGAGTACTAGTTGGAGTACTTGTTGGACTACTCGTAGGTGTTGGTGTAGGAGTTACAATATCTGTATCAACATCAAAATCACAATTTGGTGTAGGTGATGGAGTTGGTGTAGGTGTATTTGTTGGAGTACTTGTTGGTGTTGGTGTAGGAGTACTAGTTGGAGTACTTGTTGGAGTACTTGTAGGTGTTGGTGTAGGAGTACTAGTTGGAGTACTTGTTGGAGTACTCGTAGGTGTACTTGTTGGTGTTGGCGTAGGACTACTTGTAGGTGTTGGTGTTGGACTCGTTGTTGGTGTAGGAGTTGGACTACTTGTAGGTGTTGGTGTTGGTGTTTCTGTTGGTGTTGGACTAGGTCCTGGTCGTTTAACATCATCACACGGACCTGACACCAAATATTCAATAACGTTAGCATAAACTTTAGATATTACAATCCAACAATCCACTCCTGGAGATAACTTCTGAATTGAGTTAATCTCTTCGTTGTAAGATCCACTATAAATAAATTCAATGTTTACTGCATCCCCTATATTAAAATCTTCGTTTATTGAAGTATATCTTATCTCTCCAGTATCAAAATGTTTAATTTTAAACGCATTTAATGTATCACAATCATCCAATCCTGTTAAATCTCTCTCAATGTCATCTATATCTGGCATGTCAGAACAATCTAACTTGTCTTGGAAGTATTGTTGCATTTTCATGTCCATGTTTTCGAACTTCTGTTCGTCATGTCCAACTAATATACAGTCCTCAGAATCACCATTAAATAATATTACTTCAGTACAACTAACGTTAGCATCTGTTTTCTGTAAGACATTTAAATGGTAGAACAAATCTCTTGCACAGTAGTCTAAATCGACCTTGAGTACTTCAATAGGGAAACCGTGTTCGTTAAAAATATAATCTCCACTTTCGTAGTAACCAACTTGATAACTACAACAAGGGTCTGTAGGATCATCAGGTCTTGGATATAATTCTTCAGGATACTTTTCAGTAAATCTCCAATTATCTCCCTGACTTCCGTCTTCCATTGTTTTAGTCATTACCCATAACCTAGTATTAGGTAAAAAACTAAATCTTTCATTTATCTTGTTAATTTTAGTGGAACCTAAACAGTCTTTATTTTCAACTGTTACGACCTTATAATCATAAGAAAACGAATAACCACTAATAACCGCATCGTTATAGTCTTGAGATGAGAAAGGACAATCTTTATATACCCCTGAAAGTAATTGATCACCTATTACAACATTTTCAATGTTTATTTTTTCTAAAGTATTATCATCTAAATAGGTTTGTATTTGATCCCAAGTTGTATTTTCGTCAAGTATAACACCATTATTTACTTTTATAACTTTAGTGTTTTGTCTCAGACCATAATCAAACGTAGGTCTATATTGTACAATAGGTTGTAGAGTATATCCTGAATAATTATCACAGAAAGTAATACCAGATTGACTATTGAGAGGACTACTATCATCAGGGTTGTCCCCCTCAGCGTAAGTATCAAACGAGTATTGTAAATAATGACTTCTTGATGTGGTAACATCATCACCATCCACAGGATCCCATTCAAACTTTTGTTGTAATCCCTCTATTCTTATTTTTTGATCACAATTCGCGGCATCTGTTATTGATATGTCAATAATATCATTTTCCCTAACATTGTTAACGACGAACGTACATCCCGAAACATGGTCAACCGTATATGTATGACCGCTAATTGATTCATTATATCCACCAATACAATCTATAAATATGTTTAATGGCCACGATGTATTATATGGTGGACAATCGGTACATGGGTCTCCATCATCTACAGTATCTTCATTACCAAATGTAACTCCCGATACTTCAAAATACACATCCTCCATTAAGATACAATCGTCCTCATCTTCAGGTAATGTATAGAAGGTATTTGGTCCGTAAACTTTAACCTTAGGGTCACATTCCGTAGTTCCCGTTAGATATGTTGACTCCCAATAGAAATCAAACGTACTTAAATCTAAACAATCTAAATCCGCAGGTATGTATGCGTCACCGTATGGATCACCAGGGTTTGAGATATACAATTGTGTATCATACGTGAATGGTGTGATTCTTATTTTTTCGACACCATCACTATCAGTAAAAATCTCATGAGAAACTATAGGGACATTTTCATATCCGTAGTTTTCTCCGTTGGTTGATAGTTCAGAATTAAATCCACCCTCTATGTTTTGATTTTCATCACTTGTTTCTGTGTTACCTGTTATTCTTTCATATCCTTCACCACCAGCATGGTTACTAATTGTGTCATAACCTGTGTACGCTGTTTTGGTAAAGTATTTTTCGTTTATTTGAGAGAATATACTGTCAACCGCATTAATCCATAATGGATCTAATACATCCCTGTCAGGGTTTAAATTACACTTAAAATCACATAATAGGGGTAAATGTTTTGATCCATCAAAAGTCTCCCCACTACCAAAAACAACCTCATTAATTGTTGTACAATCAGAAGTAGATACGAATGGATCGAATAGTTGACCACCAGTAAGTGTAATCGGAGAAGATGCGGTATACACCTCACCCATTAAAACTATCTTTAATACATAAGTTACCCCACTTACTACCGTTAACCCCCTAAATAAGTCTTTATCCCCTAAAAAGTAAACTTCTAAATCTTCCTCTATGGAATGTTCAAAACCTAATTTAGGATATAGATTATCTTCAACTTGTTCAATGGTACATGGTTTTAAATAATCGTGTTTAGATCTCCCAATACGACTATTTTCTAAAATATTACCACCCGTCCATAGGGTCGTTGCCGGAACAAACTGTTCCACAATCTCCACCCAATGTGGACTCATTCTGTTTATGAATTCATTAACCGTTGGGAAACTATATGGTGTTCCTACCTTTTGTAAATACCCCCAATACACATCCTCTAATTGAATGTATGATTTTTGATACTTAACGACATGTGAATTACGTATTTGTTCGTTTAATACATTATCCATGTATTCCGCAAACGTAAAACCTGTTTGTGGTTGAAGGGTTTTCAATCCAAAACTTACCTCTAAATCTCTAGACTTTTTATATACATCATAATCAATACCTTGTGCAGATGACAAGTAGATTTGTATGTTTTTTCTATTTAAGGTTTTTGAATCTACGTCCGATAATAACTCTGTCTTCTCGTTATCAACTGTGTTGTGTAATTCGTGTCCGTAATCTAACCCGTAAAATTGTCTATATAAATCAAAATAGTCCTCACCATAAGTGTAGTCCTTATTTTTTGTTTTTATAATCTTGGGGTTAGATAGTAAGTTGGAATTCTCAGTATCTAATTCGGTTGATGACCTATGTTGTAAAGATATCTCATACCAACCTGAACCTTTTTGAAAGAATACGTCATTATTCTCACTTACAATTTTTTGTACGTCCCCATATTTTGTTACACCCGTTAATACTATTGGGTATTCATCTACTTGATATGTAGTTGACCCAGTAGTGGTTATCCCTTCATAGGTAAACGATGGTGTTTCATTAAAATTTATCTGACCGACAGTAAATGTTTTTTCTAATTGAGTTAAGTCATAAATGTCATTATCAATGTCTGAAGAAACCTTCTTAACGTCGTCATATTTGTATACATGTTCATTAATTTTTATTAATGGTTCAGGTGCACCAATAAACCTTAAAAAGAATTCAATAGATTTTCTTGTACCTTTAGATTTATATATTCTTACAAGATTAATAACTAATCTTCTATAGAATTCCGCCTCCGCTTCAACCATATTCATTCCAAGGTTATTACCTTCGAATTGACTATCCACTCTTGAATAGAGTGTATCATCCAACGATTTCTCATCAAATAGGTTTACAGAATCTAACCCAAGTGTGTTTGAAAGATTTTTTAATAATACATCAGGGATGTTATTAATCTTATCATAACTTACATTTCTCATGTATGCTATGTTGTCTATGAATTTCTTTACAGAATCAAAACCACTTCCATAAATCTGAAACATCGAAGACATTCTTTGATCTTCAGTATCGAATTCATTTAATGATGCTGTTGTTAAAAATCTTGATATTAAGTTAGACTTGTATTGATCGACTTCATCACCTATAGATTTTAAACTTTCTAAGTATCCAATATATTCAGTACCACCAATCTTTATGTTCCAACCATCTTTGAATAATGGCCAACTAATTTTAGTTGTTGTAGTTTCTGTTTTAGAACCATCTAAGGAATCTTTTGGTAGTTTGAACTCAGCGGTGTACTTAGGTGTGGATTCTCTATCTAATATTAAACTTTCTAACTCATCTAAACTTCCGAAAAACTCTTCTACTGTCTGATTAGTTGGTCTAATTAAGAAACTCTCACCATATGTGTTACCAATAAAAGGTTTTCCCTTAACTTTTAACGTAATAAGTCCGTCGTTACCCGCCTTTGTATATGTTAATATCTCATACTCAACCTCATCAATAATAAGGGAGTACTTGGAATAATTCTCAAAGAAGTTTTTAAATTCGTTATTAACATCAGGACTTACATTACTTAAAGGTTTTTCAAGTACTACATCTAACGGATTAAATATTTTTGATCTTTCAAACTTAAAAGTTGTTGTTCTTGCCTTAAGATCGTAAGTAATATTCTCCGCAGTGTATTGTGAAAATGATATAGGAGTATCTTTGTCAATAAAGAAACCCGCAGGGAACTGTTCTACTATATTATTAACTGAAGATGATAGTCTTTTACTTAAAGATCCAAATAGTGTCTTAGAACCCGCGTCTTTGTTCTCTCTGAACTTTACTTTACCTTCTTTCTTTACAGATCTATCTGATTTTGTTTTAGGTGCATTAGTTTCTTCTTTAAGGTCTTCAATTGTTAAAAAATCAGAAAAAGGTACAGATGTAAAACTCTTAGTATCTCTTTGTGGTATTGTCTTATCTATTGAAAAGTTTGTGGCAGTCAACTGACTTGACCCATTGGTAATTTGATTACCAACTAAGTTGTCATTAAAGGTATCCCCTCCACTCGCAGATTGACTTGGAACTTTTCTTTTCGCCATTATTCAGTGATATCATCAAAGTTTTTAGTTTCATCGATTTCGTCCCTCTCTTCTCTAACCTCGTAAAGTGTTTCGTTGAACTCATCTCTCACCTCAAACAAGTTAAATTGTTTGTAGATATTGTTTTCCGCAGTGTATATCGTGTATATTCCATCAGAAATAGATTTTGTTTGGTTACCGTAGAACGCGTAAGCCAATGTTGTCTCATCGTGTTCTACCATATCAACCTCAATCGTTGTTGGGTTAAAAAATGTATTTGATAAAACTATGTTTTGAGACGGTTCCCCAATAAAAGGAACTGTATTCGGTCTATTAGATGGTGCAGATGACGGAGTTACCGTTAAAAACAACAAATTAGTTGCTTGATCTGTATATTGATATCTTATTGCCTTTTGAGTTGTACTTGTCAGATTTGACGTAATTGGAGTACAGTAGAATGAAGATGTAACAACCCTGTAAAAGTTAGGGGTTTTACTTCCATCGTTATTCAAATACTCTATTCTGTATCCAACTAACCCTTGAGGGTTGAATTTATTTCTATCTGTTGACGGTACATTACTTAAATCTATTATAATCCCTCTTACCGATGGTAGTGCCGCTAACACCCCACAGTCGGTTATGGAGGTTCTTATTTGTTTAGGTCTAAGATGTAAGGTATATATACCTATTTCATCGAAGTCCGCCGTATCTAACTTTAGATTGTATAGTCCACCTAAAATTTCCGTATCAGGTGCGTTCGGTGCATCCGTCGTATCTGAATTGTGATAGATAGGTGTTAATATATCTTCTGAATTTAATTTTTTAAATTGTACAGGTGCGGACGACGTTCTCCCCGAGACGTAATGATAGAAAATTTCTACGTCTGATGGTGACACATCTGCCGGTCTTACTGTTCCATAACTACCTACTGCCATATCCTTTTAATTAATAAATATTATTCTATTGTTTTTTAACTTGGAAAAATCCATTTCCGTAGATATCTATTTCACCTACGTTGTCAATTTCTCCTAATCTTAGGTTCATTTCTAAGACTCCTTGCTTACCTCTTTCAACAAATACATCAGAAAAAATGGTTGGTTCGTCAATAAAACCGATGAAATGTTCGTTCCTTGTTAACATCTCATTAAAAACCTCTTCTTTTTCATAATCACTTGTTGTCCCTGTTATTGTTGTTATTCCATCATCATAATCTTTATATGATAAATTATCTATTGTATACCCCGTATAACTACCTACACCATCTGTACCTATTGTTGTACCTTGGTAAGTACTTTCACCGTATCTCTTTAATTCACTTAATCTACTTCTCCCTTTAGCCGCAAAATATATTGGACCGTCTGAGTCTTTCTCGACATAATCTAAGTCGTTTATATAGTTTTGAGTGATTGTAACTCCCGTAGTATATGGTAACGTGAACGGACCAAATGACCCATTAGGGTTAGTTACTGTTGTGTTTTTAGGTACTGTAATTTTTTTAGTTATTTTTTTCTGAGCCCAATTATTACTTAAGCCAATAGACACATTATAAGTACCTGAAGAAGGAAATGTATGTTGTTTATATTCCAAACTATTACCAATACCAACACCAATGGTATCTACTGATCCATCACCCCAATCAATAGAAAAATTTTCATTTTTAATTATTCTTAATGCATCCCTATTAACTGAGTTATATAATCTAATC